CCAGTATCAGTATAAACAACGGTTAAATTTCTGCTAAACACTAATTCTTGAGAGGTAGGATCAATAAGGTTAAATAAAACTGTACTATCTAATAAACTCACAGGCTTTTGATCGGCATTTTTAATTAGAATCTGAAATTTATTATCTATACCTTTATAAATTTGTAATGGACGAGCATACACTAACTGATTCTCCCTGTGAGGTGAAAAGTCATTATTCTTTACAACTGTTATAACTTGTTTATATAAATAACCTGAAATTGGCTGCACAACAATGGACTCCGCATATATTTATTATGATTTCAATTGAACAAATGTTAGAAAAATATCCCTTCCTAAGTTATATACGATACACGCACAGTGATTACATTGGTGTCATTCAAAATTTTGATAGCGATATCATAAGCATGTATGCGTTTAACAAACTGCGAACAGATAAAGACAAGATTGCTTTTTTAGAAGCAGCAGAAATATGGTGGTGGGAATCAAACCGTCTTATACCAATAAACATATTTTTGAAAGATACTTGGAACCCTTTCCGTTACAGCACTGTAACTCTTACATGCAAAGATATTCAAGAACAGCAAGGACATGTTGTTTCTATTGCCAAACTTGCAGAACGCAGAACCAAACGAAGAGTTGTTCAGTTAGTTAAGCGTCTCGGTTAATAGGTTCATATGAACCATTACCAATTGTGCATAAGATACAGCGTGTGCACGTTTAAAATAATAACCTTCATCGGGTTTAACCCAAATCTCATCGGCTACTTCTCGCCATCGTTTTCCGATAAGGTGCCGTTTTGATGGACGTATAATAGCCAGAACCATAGCCAATTTATCCATGGTATCAGGAAAGTGTTGCTGTACAATATCATAATGATTTGATAAGTGAATAAGTTTGGCAACAAATTCTTTATCTTTGAGTAAATCCCATTGAGGTTCACGCTTACAGAGTTCGTCAAGATGCTCGTTACTGCGAACTGAATTATAAACATGAACATTCAGCAGGTCTAACTTCATATAGCCAAGTTCTTCGGCTTCGGCATAATCTATATTGCTTAACCCCGTAAGTGGATTTTGGGGGATTGGATTGACATAGACTCCAGTGTTATGCTTGACAACAGCACCGTCACGGCGAATAGACGCAGGTATATGCTTGATAAATTTCAAGATATCCTCACGGTTTCCAAAGTCTATGTCAATATCCATTCAATAACATTATCATATGTTAATTTTTTATGCAATAAATAAATCACAATGATATTACCATGGCAAACTATAATCAATTCTGAAAAACAACTGAGTGGAAAATTTTGTGTTGAACCATGGAAGTCGGTCACACTAATAGAAAACGGCGATGTTACAACTTGCCAGTGTTATGATTGGACTTCGGTTACAATAGGAAACGTATTAAAAACTCCGCTTGAAGAAATATACGCAAGCAGCGAAAAATTGCATGATATCAGAACCAGTGTTATTGATGGAAAATATAATTGGTGCAAGGTTGGTCATTGCAGTTTATTGAATAATTTACCTGATGCTAGCGATAATCCATGGTTGAAATTTCAAATACCACAAAAACCAAAATTACCTAGCTTAATTCGTTTAGGCATTGATCCAGTATGCAACTTGAAATGTTTTAGTTGTCGTCCTAAGTTAATGTATACCACCAAAGAAAATCAAAAGGCAACTAGAATATTAGAAAGTTTAGTAAATTCTTACAAAAATCATGACCAAATTACAGAAGTAATAGGTGATGGTACAGGCGACATTTTCACAAGTAAAAGTTATGAAAATATCTTATGGGGCGGAAAAATACCAGAGTGTTGGAGAATTGGGTTCTTAACCAATGGCAATTTAATAACCAAACTAAAGAATCAATTAAAAATAATTAAGCATAATATATCTACAAATTTTGGTTTTCAAGTATCACTTGACGCTGCTACGCCAGAAGTATATAAGAAGGTTCGTGGTGGTGATTTTCAAATTGTGCTAGATGGTCTTGAAGTATTAAAAGATTTGGGAATATTGTTTCATTTAGAATTTGTACTACAAGCTGATAATTATAGAGACCTTGAGAAGTATCATGAAATTGGAAAAAAATACAATGTATTTCATGGAGTCCAACATATTGACCAACGAGGACACATGGGTAAAGAAGGATGGGATGCCGTCAAACTTGAGAATAACCCAAACATAGACTATAAGTATTTGAAACAAGCATTACAGTTATTTGTTGATGATCCTAATTGTAATATTGATGGTGGCGTACAAGAACTGCTAAAAGAAATAGACACATATGCTATTGCCATATAGAGAAACTGTTTACAGCGAAAAAAATTTGCGTGGGAAATTTTGTTCTCAACCTTGGGAAAATATCAACATCAACAATAATGGTGAAGTATACAGTTGCTACTGTCAAGATTGGACTTCGCTGCTACTTGGAAATATCTTAGAAACACCGCTAGAAGAAATATACAACAAAAATGAAAACTTAAACAAGTTGCGCAGCAGTGTAATGGATGGTAAATTTGGTTGGTGCAAGGTAGGTCATTGTGGTATGCTTGATAACCTACCAAGTGTTAATAACGACACCGATAGATATAAAAATAGTGATGACTTTCAACTTCCCATATCAATGCATTTGGGAATAGATGATAATTGTAATTTAAAGTGTGGTTTTTGTAGAGGTGGATTAATATTTAAAAATGCAGAAAATCCTATTACTGAAAAAATCCTATCAAGCCTAATGAACTCATACAAGAAATATAATAAAACCACGCTAGTTTACTGCGATGGCAGTGGTGATTTGTTTACAAGTAAGAGTTGGGAGAAATTTCTTTATGGCACAGAAATGCCACACTGTTGGAAATTGGTGATAACAACAAACGGTAATTTGTTATCTAAACGCAAAACACAACTGCAATCTATTAGAGAAAATATACACAGTATAACCATCAGCCTAGATGCTTCTACATACGATACATATAAAAAAGTGCGAGGCGGAGATTGGAATATTCTAATGGATGGAGTTGAAACTATTAAAGATTTGGGCATACCAATAAATTTTCAGTTTGTGTTGCAGCGTGAAAATTATGCAGACCTACTAGGTTATAAAGAAATTGCAAACAAATATGGCGCATATTATGGGCTGCAGATGATTGACAAGCGTGATCATATGAGTGATGCATATTGGAATCATAATCGTATGGAAGATAATCCTGCTATTGATTATGCAGCAGTCAAGGAGTATCTAACGGTGTTGAAGAGTGACAGACGCTGTGGATTTGATGGTGGCACACAAGAATTGCTAAAGAAGTTATGCCCACCGCATTAAGAATAAGTTGCGCTCTTCATCATTGATGAATCCTATCAGCATACCGTGTTGTGACCACTTTGTCAATGATGCATTACACCATTGCTCAATATCCGCCGCATTACTAACCCACCAACTAACATCACTAATAACGAGTATGCTTTTGTTCTTAATCAAGTCAATAGCGTAGATATCACTGGATATAGTTCTGATATCTTGTAGTGATGCTTTGTGAGCAACAATAAACCGTTGTGCCATTAGAAACCTGCTTGTACCAATATATGCTTAGTTAATTCTGCATCAGCAGGATAATCATGCAGTTTACGCTGCCAAAATTCTGGATCAATCCATGGCATCAGTAGCGTAACTTGTTCTTCACTTAGCGTTTCAAGTTTAGCAATACCATTATCACAGCAATAGATTGCCCAACAACTAACACGACCGTTTAAGACATGTTGCACAAAACGATTAGAACTTACCGCAGTAAAGTATGTGGCAATATCACTATCACTCTGTTCTGCCCACTCTTGCATGGTTAGAACAGAACGTTCGAGAGCATCATCTGAACTTTCAGTACGCAGTAGTTTATAAAGATATTCTTCGTATATCTTATCTTTGCACCAGTTATCAATCTTGATTTGGTTCTTTAGCACATAATCTATGAACTGGTTAACATTGACTGCACTGATTGCTACACAGTGTCGTCCAAATTTTACAAATGCATTGTAAAAATTGTTGTTACAAAAATCTTCATAGGTCTTTAACTTAGCCGAACCTTGAGTAAGTTCATAGAACCGTAGCCATGTTTGAAAGCCAATGACTACTCCTTTTTCGCTACGTTGTTGATCACGGCGTTTAGGTTCACATTGATGAACTTGAAGTGTGCTTTCACGCACAAAACCTTGCCCACAGTACTTGCATACATGTTCACCAGGTTTCATATCACGTTTAGCTTCTGCAGCAATTTTGCGCAATTCATCCATACTCATTTGTTAACTTCGTGCAATACTCTGGCTTGCTGAAGCGCATCCATAACGCTTGGATTATGGCTTTTAAACACTGGTCCCCACTCACGCCAAAACTTAACCAATTCAATCATTTCAATAGAAAACCTAATATCAATGTTTTGACCGCCATGAGTTTCTTGGATGTTAATAAATGCAACATCGCCAGCATTAGTAAAAGCACTTTTAAGTGTCATTTCAACGCCTCTTTAATTTCTTTATCATTCCAACCCAATTCTACCAACATTGCCTTGAACTCAACATCAGGAATACTTGCTGCCAACAATTCGCAATCATCAAGTTTATATTCTGGATACAATTTAGCAATAATATCTGCTCGCTTGTTCTTTGACTTGCGAGCACTAAACGCCATCCATTCATGACGATGCTTGCCCATGTTGGGACTTACAGTGGTCAGTAGCAACCATTGTAGTTTAGGATGCTTACCAAGATCAAAGAACCGTTTGTTAACACGCTCATTCATTGCTTGCAGATAATATTGCTGCAACATAGGCTCACCGCCTACCGCACTACCCCAACGCAACATAAGATATGTAGAGAACTTCTTGCGTTCTTCATCGGTAAGTTCATCATAGAAAGCACGGTTCTTGGTATCTAACTGTGCCATCTCATAGCCAATGTCAAGTTTGTTAACCAAGGATTACACCTCTCCATTCACCTTTTTCAGTTGGTGAAAATATGCCAGAGATGCTGTCATCATCTTGTTTTACTTCTTCACTCAACTGATACATCACATGTAATTCATCGGCAAGTTCTTTTAGCGTAGGATTGTTTTCAGTTGCACGAAGAATTGCCATCCACCTTGCGGGTCCAATGTGGGTACCGTATTCGTCTGAATGGTTTTTTGGTGGTGGTGCGTTTCCAATGCTCATGATAGTATATTATCATACAATGCGTTAGTTGTCTATTAAAAATCTTCAACCGTAATGTCAAGCGCACCCATATTTGTTTGCGGTATTTTTAATGTTAGTAGTTGGGCTAACTTTGCATTTATTTCCAACGTAAAATGATTCGTTTCGTTGTAACCTTCTTCATACAATGACATTAATGGAAAATCCAAGAATGAAAACTGTGGGTATTTGTTATACACTTCTTTTATGATAGGTTGACTTTCAGGAAAACATGGTAGAAATATTAGCTTGGCATGTGGTGAAAATTCTTGAACTATTTCCTCTAATATTTTCTTATAAAGAAAGTCATGTTGAGTTTTATCATAAAATCTTTCAAAGTATCCAAAGTGTATAATATCTCTGCGACATTCTTCTACTAAATGTTTATACGGTGGATCAGGATTACCAACATAATGCGATTCATGCGAAACTTTACAATGCGGTATTCGCTGTGGACTTGTGCACGATAGAATGATATGCGTAATGTTTCCACTAATGATATCATCTTTATGATGCATGATTTTTTGATAGGCATACCATATACTGGTTCCGCCCAAACCTTGCGCCCAATAATTTAAATTTAAATTATCTGCCAAAATCTTTGTCCAAGTACCAGTCGTATGGTACATGCAAAAACTATCACCTACATACAATATCATTTTATTTTCCTATATTAACATTATATTTTTCAATATAATTTGTTATCGCAGTATAATATTTTTCAGCAATTACTTGCTGTCCTTCTGGTGCAGTATGATAACCTGGATCATTGCCGTCTATAAAATGATAAAGTTTACGCAACTGATTAAAATTTAAATCCTTATCAACAAAATATTTTTCTTTAAAAAAAGATGATATGTCAAACTCATCATTGAGCAAGTAAGGGTTAAATAAAAAATTAAAATTTTTAATATGCAAATCAAGTATACCACTAATCATAATATATTGATCTATTTGATTCTTCCAATTATCATCATAGATATGAATGAAATAATCAATAATTGCTTGCTTCTGATTTTCCGATATTTTTTTATTTTTAAAACTAGACTCTATTGTTGCAGTAGTTATTGATATTAAATGGTTTGTTGAAAGTTTATGACCTGTGAAACTTTTATAATCATGTTTTTTAATATTTTTTTCTAAAATATTGCTATTGTAATTTTTTACATCAATTCTTGCAGCATCATCTGCATTAAAAAGTATAAAATCAGGTTTTAATTTTTTTGCGGTATCTAACTGTAACCTAATATTAGCATTAGTTGCTCCGTCTATTGCTAAATTAATTAATGATGCATTACATTTTACAGCAAGTAACTCACTCCAATGAGTACCTTCAAATCCAACTTTTTTACTAACACAACTCCAACTAGAACCGCATATGACTAACTTCATATTATTTTCCTTTAAACAATATTTTGAATATCAATAGTTTCCGATGCTCTACTAATTTCTTTAACAAAGTATGCACATACTGGCTTTGGACCATCGCTTAGCGGAATACAAAGTAGTTGACCATTCTTTAGTTTAGGAAAATACCAACGCACATCCTGATAAACATCTGTAATTTCAATATTCATAAATGCTGCACGAAATGAACTAAGTGGATTAAATGTAAATGCCTGAAACCCACGGTCATTTAATTTAGTCAGTGGAAGTGCTTCTAAATCACCAATCTCTGCTTCACCAATAAGAATTCGCCAATTATAAGGCATCATTATCTTATGGTCGCCAATCTTTAGCATTAACGCAGGATCATTAAAACTTTCTAAAAATACAAGTGGAAGAAAATAATAATCTGCCTCACTAGGATTTGAATTATCTAATACACAGAATCGTAAATCATCTACTTGGTCTGGTAAGTTATTCATCTCAAATACGGTATTGTCTACTGTTAATATACGCACTGTTATTCCTTTATTTGTAAATGCTTTTTTCTTGTGTAAATGGATAGTTAGCTTCTTTATAAAATTGTTTACGCTTAGTTAAATGTCGCTTGGCAAATTTGCAATCGGCAGTCAAGTCCCAGATTTGAACAAAGTCCTTGTCTTCTGCCTTACGAATGCCACGACCGATAGACTGAATGACACGAACGAATGACTTGCCAGGTTCAATAAGAACAAGGTTAAAAATACGAGGAACATTAATGCCAACCGCAGCCACTCCATAAGTTGCAACAATGATCTTGTCACTAACATTAGCAATTTCATCATAGTGTTCTTTGCGTTTTGCATTCTTCATGTCTCCTTGAACAAACACACTGTTAGGCAAACGTGCAACCAATTCATCACCGCACTCACGGCGGTCTACTAGCACAAG